CAGGACCGCTCCATTCTTCACCCAAATATGGAGATTGATTATCACCACCTTTTACTTTGGGATTTCCAAATGTAATATGGTGATGATATAAACATGCACCAATTGCAGAACCAGCATCAGATGGTGCAAATGGAATCCATACATTTTTTATTGGTGTAAATTTTTTAATTTTACCATTTGCAGTTCCATTATATGCACATCCACCACTCAATACCAAATTCTCACTTGTCCAATTATTGGAAACTCTATTAATTATAAAATAAAATTGACTTTCATACCATTGTTGTAATGATGCAGCCAAATCTTTATGATGTTGTTCAATTGGTTCATCTGAAAATCTCGGTGGAAATCCAATAAGTTTCATCAATTTGTTATTAAACATATCAACTTCGGAAGTTTCATATGTAAAATATTTTTGATTTATCGTTAATAATTCACCTAACCAATCTGAGTTTGATATTTTTTCAAATACATTTATATATTTTGATTTATCACCATAAGGTGCCAATCCCATTACTTTATACTCACCCTCATTTGGTTTAAATCCCAAATATGCAGTGAATGCAGAATAAACTAATCCCAATGAATTTGGAAAAGTTAATTTATTTATAGTTTGAAATTTATTATTTCTAATATAACACGCCAACATAGTTTCATCTTCACCAACCCCATCAATAGATAATCCAATTGCATCATCAAAAGGTGATGTATAATATGCAAATGCAAGATGTGATAAATGATGTTTTGTAGTTAAAATAATTCCATCATAACCAATCGAAGATAATAATGATTTTAAATTACCTTCGGTTTGATTCCATCTTTTGTTAAATTCTCTCCATTTTTTAGGAAATCTCAATCCACCCCATTTACCTATGAATTTTTTAACTCTTTCGTATTTTAATTGTGGTTCCTCATACCAACAAACCATATCAATTTCGTCAATTGTTATTTTTGTATATTCCAAACACCATTGAATTGCCTTAAAAGGAAAAGAACTATCGTGTTTTTTACCCGATAGTTTCTCTTCTTCAATAGCACATATTACTTTACCATCAATTACTAATGTTGCAGCTGAGTCATGGTAAAATCCCGATAAACCTAATTGTATCATAATTAAATTTTTATATCACCCTCTCTATCAAATTCATTATATAATTCCATTTGTCTTTCTTTCATTTTATTGACAACTTTAGTAATATAATGAGTAGGGTGTCCTGTCATTTCTCTAATAAGTAGATATAATGATTTTTTATTGAAATTTTCTATATAATTAGCTCTACGGAATAATTCTAATACTGAATCTGCAATCTGCATATCTCTTTTCTTTGGAAAATAGTTTTCTAAGTGTTTATCCCAATATTGTAACATTCTAACATTAAATGTTCTATGTTCTTCGTTTCTTTCTTCTTCTCTAAAATTATTTTCAGTATCAAATGATTCAGGTAAACCAGACATTATATCTGTATCTTTGTATCTTTTGTAATTTGCATTATTATTTAAAATAAGATAGTTTCTTGCAACAATTGTAAAGTAAGAAAATGCTTTACCTTTTCCATTTTTATACATATGAATTTTTTCAATCATAAATGCAACAACTTCTGCCATTACATCTTTTGGGTCATCATCGAAGTAAGTAAACTTCCATTTATTGTAAACTATCTCTGCAAGTTTTTCAAATGCAGATGCAATTCTTTCTCTATATAATTTGTCTTTTATATATTGGTCATCCGTTGAATTATATTCAATGATTGCATCTTCGGTATCTTTTGTAAAATATTGTCTATTAGGGCCTCTTTTTTTCCTTTTAGTTGTTGCCATTTTGTTTGGTTTTGAATTTTTCAATAGTTTCTTTTATTTGATAAAATATAGAACCTACTTCATCATCCTTCTCAAACATTTGTCTTTGGTCAATTTGACGTAATGCCTCCAGTAATGCTTCGTTTCTTTCTAATTCCGACTGAATAAACTCTTCGTTTTCTTCAATTATATCTTCATATTTTTCTAATTTTTTTAATAAATTCCAAACAACATAAAATGATGCTGTAGATAATACTATAAGTGTTGTTATTATTAATTCCATATTAAACTATTTCGTATCCTTGTAAAAAATATTTGTTTGCATTTTTGTATTTAATTTCTTCCAATTCACCTGTTGGAGATTTCATTACAATTTTATCATTTCTACCATAGTTAACTTTTTTAACAACCTGAGTATTGTAAACTCTATCTTTGATTGTAAATCCGTCTAAGTGGTCAATTTCGTGTTGAACAATAACCGTCATCATTGTTTCTTTTGATACCGACTCATTTGCTTTATCTCCTTCTGGATTAATTTCAAAAGTTAATTCACCTAAATTGTCGGTTTGAACTATAACTTTAGATGCACGAATTGTTCTAATTGGTGACCTTAAGGTTGATGGAATTGATAAACATCCTTCAAAAAATAAAAATCCTTCTTTAGATTTTTCTTTAATAATTGGGTTTACTAAGAATAACTCCTCATCACCAAAATTGATATAACATGCCCTTTTCTTAATACCAATTTGTGTTGCAGAAATACCCAAACCTGGATTTTCTATTAATGCTTGAGTTAGTTTCATTCTCAACTCATCCGCCTCATCTTGTGTAATTTCACTTTTTAATACAGGTGTTTTTAGATACTCTTTAAATTCAGGAGTTTCTAATCCAAACTGGTTTTTGTCTACTATTAATTTCATTTTTCTTTTTTTAATCCGTATTTTATAAATTTATACCAAAATCTTTCGTGTAGAAAGTAAATAATTGGTTTTATGATTAATTCACCCAATCCTACAATTGCAGCCCATTTAATTTCCAACCCAGCTGTAATTGTAAGTATAATTGTAGTTATTGTTCCAATGAAACGATAACTAATACTTTTTACTATATGTCTTTTAATCAACGGCATATTCTATAACATCTCCGTTTGAATCCATATAACCTTTTCTAATTTGAGTTCCACTAATTAACTCAACATCTGCGGGTGGATGGTGATGAATTACTTCATATCCCACTCCTCTACCATAATTCACACTTTCAATATCAGGAATAATGCTGATTAATAATTTATCATAATTTTCTTTAATGAAAGGAACTTCGGTTAAATCCATCATAACTTGATGTGCTGTTTTAGGATTTTCTTCACTAACTTCTACATCTCTAATTGCAATCCAAACTTTTTTTCCCTTATCTAATTGTTGTCTAATTAACCATTCGTGACCGGCGTGCCATGTTTGCCAACGACCAATGTATAATGCGTACTTTTTCATTTTATATATAATTTAATATTGCTAAATCTTTTGCCTTTGCTTCTATTTCAATATCAATATCAACACCATATGTATTTGGTAAAGTATTGATATAATCGGAATGTGCTTGTGGTTTTAATTTACTATTATTTTCGTGAATTGCTTTTGATTCGGAATAATGTGTTAATTGTGTAATACCCTTAGGCCAACTTTGTGATGCCAATTTAAGTGCATCTTCTTCTGATAAATCACCTGTACAAAATTGATGGTGGTGATAGTCAAAAACAATAGGAATACCAGTATTTTTATGGATATACATCAAATCTTTAACCGAATACATACTAGCCTTATCGTCATTTTCAATTGTAAGACGATTTTTAACCGATTCTGACAATCTTTGGAAATTGGTGATAAATCTATCCATTGCACTCTTTTTATCCCCATATACCCCATTACAATGAATATTAATAACATTATAAGGTGTTTGAGATAATCCCATTGCATCCATAATACGACCATGTACTTCTAAATCGGCAATCGTATTCAATACAACATTTTCATTTGGTGAAACCAATACATTAAAGGGACCAGGATGAAAAGTCAATCTCTGTCCATACTCTTTTGATTTATCACCACACTTTTTTAGTATGATTGATATTTCTTTCCAATCTTTTAATTGTGTAAATTCGTATTCGGTAGCCCATGGGAACATTTCACTACTCATTCGGTATAATTTAATACCATTTGATTCATTCCAATCAATAATTCGTTCTAAATCGGCAACATTCTGTAAAACCAAATCCGATACATAGTCTAATCCCTTAGCAGTAAAGGTTTTTTTGACCATTGTACGATTTGTGGTTACTTTTTTACCTAATGAAAGGTTTATACATGCATATCCTATATTCATATAGTCAATATACGAAAATATTTTTAATCTACCAAATTATAATGCAAAACTTTCACCACAACCACAAGTTCGTGATGCATTTGGGTTTACCCATTGAAATCCCTTTCCGTTTAATCCATCGGAATATTGTAATTCTGTTCCGTACAAATAAAGCATGGATTTTCTATCAATAACTACCTTTAATCCACCATCAAATTCAAACCAATCATCCGTTTCGGTTATTTTATCATCAAAATCCATTGTATAGGTTAAACCCGAACAACCACCACCCTTAACACCAACTCTTAGATTATGGGTATCAGGAGTTATACCAGCTTCCACCATCAACTGAATAATATGATTTAATGCCTTTTCGTTTACTTCTATCATATGTGACTTTCTTCAAATATTAATTCTTCTAATCCGTTTTTCTTTCTATAATCGTTTATTGCAGATTTAATTGCATCTTCTGCTAAAACTGAACAATGTATCTTAACGGGAGGTAAGTGTAATTCTTCTACTAAGGACATATTGTCCATTTTAACCGCCTCATCTAAAGTCATTCCCTTTAACCATTCGGTTGCAAGAGAAGATGCAGCGATTGCAGAACCACAACCAAATGTTTTGAACTTTGCATCGGTTATAATTCCATCATTTACTTCAATTTGTAATCTCATTACATCACCACACTCTGGTGCACCTACTAAACCCGTTCCTACATTAGATTTAGATTTGTCCAAAGTTCCTACATTTTTAGGATTTGAATAGTGGTCTAAAACTTTTTCACTATATGCCATATTAATATGTTTTTATATTTTCATCATTTTGTGGTTTCTTATATTTCAACCAATAATTGATTGCATTTTGGTCATTTATCCATCTACTTCTATTACTCCAATCGAAATCTGATTTTGCATAATAAGGTAGTGTATTTCTTAAATTTATGTTTTTTTGATGACCATTTTCACTCCATTCGTCAATTAACCCATCACCATTTGTATCATACCCATCAATTGTTCCATCACCATCCAAATCAATAGCAATCCTAACAGGCTCATCTTCTTTTTTTTCGTTAATCTCATTTTTTTCGTTTTCGTTAAGAATATTTTCCACTATAACTTCATTTTCATCATTTTTTGTAGAATATTTTCCACTATCTCCGTAAATTTGGTAATTTTTTTCCATTAAATCATCTAAATTGTCATATAATCCCATTTTTTGATTATTTTCAATCATTTGACCTAAAATATCTTCTTTTTTCTTCTTTTTTTGTAAAATCAACCCGTTAAATGCGATAATTAATGCTACAGCAAGTGGGTCAAACACTATTACAATCAAAAATATGAAAAATTTTACTACTTTTTTCAATTCTACACCAAATGCCTCTGCAATAAACCTAAATCCACCCACTTCTTTCTCCAATCCTAAGTTTTTTACCTTAATTTCGTTGATTTTTTCGTTATTTTTAGCGTTTTGTTCTTGTAAATCACTAATTTTTTTGTTAATTTGACTAACTTGTCTATCTTTTTGGTCTACTGAACGTAAAAGACGAGAATTTACCTTACCTTTTTCTAAAATTGTGTTTTGTGTTGAAGATAAATTACTCAATTGTTGATTCAGTTGTGTAATTTGAGCTGTATTTTGGTCAATTTTAGTAGTATAAACCAATATTTCTCTATCTACTTGTTGTAATTGTAGTGATTGTGCCTGAAAGGCATTAGAAAGATATCCAAAAATACCCGCTGAAGTGATTAACATTAATAATGCAACTGCAGAAGTCAAATACCACTTATTAAAACCTTTAATATTATCCCATTCTTGTTTCAAATAGGTAGCTGCAACTAACTTTGCAAACTCTAATGCACCAGCCATTACCATAACCGACAAGGCTGCCCCACTAAACAATACTCCTAAACCTGTGACTGAGAAATAAGCTGCACATCCGGCGATAATTAGTGCAGAAAATCCGACTAAATATTTAAGCCAATTCATATTATCTATTTATACTCACCAATTCGGAAACCCTCTCCACAATCTTTCTTGCATCTTCAATTGTCATGTTAACATCAGATGGAGAAATTTGTTGAGCTCCGTTAGCAACATTTTGTAAAATCCTTAATTTTCCATCTAAAGATTCTAATAATGTTTGTATTTTTTCATTGTACATCATAGTAATAAGTATTTATTAATAATAAAAAAGGTAGAAGTGACTGAATCTTCTACCTTTGTAATATACGAAAAATAACTGAATTAACCAACTTTAAGGGTTAATTTTTTTGGTTTGGACTCCTCTTTCTTTTCAAGAGTAATTGTTAAAATACCATTTTTAATTTCTGCTTTTGCCTGTCTACCATCATAATTTTTACCGATAGTAATTCTTTCTTCAATGTCAGAAACTAATTGATTGAATGGATTTTCTTTATCTTCTTGTGACTTTTTTGCTTTGATTTCAATCTTATCTTCATAACAATTGATTTCAATATTTTTAGGGTCGTGTCCTAATACTGAAAGTGCCATTGTTGCGGTATCATCTTTGATATCTACTGCAAATTTTGAAGGAACATAAGTTGTTGTCTTTGTTGTTGGTTCACCGAAAAAGTTTTCAAATAACTTGTCGTAATCAATAATGTACATAATATAAATTTTTTTTAGTTAATAATACTCAATATAGTCCAAATACTATACCAAAGGATTATTATTGACATTTTGACATTAAATTTGGTTATTTTGTCTTTCAATAATTGTAGACATATGGTCTGCCCAATGCATTATAAATTGAAGTTTATATCTCAATTGTTTTTTAAGGTCATGACCTTTTAAATATTTTTCATTATCTTCATCATACATACCATCGGTTAATTTTATTGCAAAATATTCTTTTTCATTATATGTTAATCCATATTCATTTAAAGTAAAAAATGTTCTATCAGTAAGAGTCATATAACTAATGTTATCATTTGTTTTAAACAATTTACCTCTATTTTTAATTTCCCAATCATTGTCGTTTGGTAAATAGTGCATTTCACCTCTAATACCCAATTTACCCAAATCGTGATGTAAACAACTGAATATCAATTCTTCTTCGGTAAAATCTATTTGTCCACCTTGTGAAATAAATAAATCTCTCATTTTAAGAGCATTTTTGCAAACATTAAAAATGTGGTCAATATACCCACCTATATATGCGTTATGATAGTGTTTTGAACCGGATGCAGGAGATACTGCCAAATTACCACCCAATTCTTCCATTGAGTACATATGTAGTAATTTTTCTAATCTTTCACCTGTAAAATACTTTTTGATAATTCCGATAAATTTATCGTAGTTCGCTTGTAATTCTTGTTGTGTTTTCATTTTTTAGAGTTTAATCATTTATAATACTCTAATATACGAAAATTATTTGATATTACCAAATTTAATTACCCCACTTGTCTTTTACATCTAACATCAATTCCGAAATCCAATTGTATTCACGCATACCAATTGAATTACACATATTATAAGTGTATTTATTTGATGTTTCTATATCGGATAATATTTCTTCAAATCCCAAATCAAATAATTTACTAAATGCCAAATTTAAAAATAATACTGCAGAATTTTCTGGTTTATCTATTAATTTAGATGATACTATAAAATTATTGTATGCATAAATCATATTATCACTTATTTTACAATAAAATTTAATGTGTTCTTTATTTATTTCGACTTCTCCTGTTCTAGCCCATACCCAACCAATAATTTTATTATTGTATTCACATAAAAAGAAAATATTTTTATTAGTTTCTAATCTATTAATTATATCTTCCCATTTTAAAAAACCATCCCAATCGTATCTTTTATGAAAACAATTTATTAACCATTTAATATCTTTTTCATATGTTAAGACATTTTCAATAGTGACATTTATAATTTTAAATGGTTGTTCTTTTATAGGATTTAACCATTCTTTTTTTAATTTAAAAAATTTCATTATTTTATAGTATTTTATTATCGATATATTCTTTTAAATATTTTGCATATAATTTATTATGATTTGGTCCAGGATGTATACCATCTGTGCCATTATCTATTAATTTATTATGTGTTTCTTCTGTTAAATTACAATAATCTTTATCAAACATATTTTCATCATTATAATGTTTTCTTATTTGATTATATCCATCCCAAATCCAATTACATTTTTTTGATTCTAAAAAATATTTTATCAACATATGGTTTTTGTACCAATTAATATAATCCTCATTATCATTTTGTAATTCAAATAAATAATTTTGAATTTTTTCACCATTATTGGTTTCTCTAAAATATAAATTAGGATGTGTCGGAATGAATCCTTCTATTCCATTTTTTTCAGTGTATATTTCTCTTCTATGCAAAACAGTATAAAGTATAATAACTAAATCAGGTTTAAAATAATCATAAAACGTAAGTAGTGTTCTACAAATATAATCATTACTTCTACCACCATGTCCTAAATTAATATTAACTGAATTTGGTATCATTGAACATAATAATGCCGGCCATGTATCTTTATCATCTACACCAATACCCTCAGTATTCGAACAACCTATTGTCATTATTTTAAATCCATCTTTGGTAATTGAATCTGCTCTAAATCCCAATTCATTATAAGTGTATTTACAACCAGAAATTATTTGTTGTGTATTTTTATTATTTGATAATCCGTCAAAATATGTTGATGAAACGAATGTATTTTTTTTCCAAAATTTAAGTGGATTATTCATATTATTTTATTATATTTATTTGGTTTTATATTAGATACAACATTTGGTTCAAATTTTAATGGTCCTGAAAGATGTGAATAGTGATTATTTTTTCTATAACAATATGAAACCTTATACTTTTTATCACATAATAATAATGCCAATAAATATTGTCCTAATATTATAGATACACCCCTTGTTATATTTGAATCAATTGATAGTACCCATTTTTTAATTTTATTATATAATTGTATATATTCTTTTTTTAATTCTTTATTATCAATTTTTATTATACCAATATTTGGAACCGATATATCTTGTATACCAAAGGTAGGTATCATTTCTCTTATGCCATTATCTATAAACCATTTTAAGTATTCAGTATACCAAAATTTTTTACTATTATCCATAAAATCAAAATATCCATCAAATCCTTTTTCTATTTTTAATTCTCTAAATAAAAATAAATCAGTATCAATCAATATTTCATCATCGGATATGATTGATAATAAATGAACTTTAAAATCATCTACAAAATAAAAATTAGAAGTATCTATTAATTCTATTTCTATATTATTTATTTCCAAATACTTTAAAGTTTCTGCATCTGTATACAATTTTACTTTGTGATATATTTTTGCACACTCTATTGATTTAGAAATCATTTTTTGATATATTTCTAAATCATCCATTGAATTTATAATTTTTATAGTAAAACAAAAAGATACTATCATTATAATAATTTTTTTTGTACTCTAATTAATTTATTATTATCACAAAAATCATTTAAAATTAAATCTAATAAGGAATTTTCATTATTTAATTTTTCCATAAATTTATCATGCACTACGTTTATCCATTCTTTACATAATTCATAATTTTTGTCAAAATTTTCCATAAATAATTTTACAAACTCTACAAATTTTTCAGAATTCCCATTTGTTAATTTTATTTCATTATAAAATGGGTGATTTGGTATGTCTAAAATTTTATTGATAATTTCCAAAGGATAGGAGTGCGTTGGTATAAATGGTATTTTTGCCAATATGAAACCATAAGTTTTTTCGGAAAGATAATTAGAAGTATAATCTTTAATTTTATAATCCCATGTTTCTGAAAGTATATGCATTTTTGACATTGGTAAAATTCTCATCAAATAATCCAGATATTTGTATTCTCCTATATTTTGAATATAAGTTAAATCATCAAAATCATTTCCTTTAGTTATATTATTATTAATATTTACGTCAACTAATTTTTCATATCTACTATATTCGGTACCATTTGTATTATCCACATTTGATAGGTATATTTTTTTATTATTTAGATTTTGCAAATCATTTATTAATTTAACTCTATTTTTTCTATGGTGTCTGATTGAAAAACATAAGTCATATGGTTGATTTAGTTTTTCAAAAATATTTTTATATTCATAATACCAACGTATTGATACCAACTCATTCCATTGATATATGATATTTGTAAAAGAAAAAAAATGATTTGGGTATAATGATTTTATACTATCTTTTATAATAATATTATCCGAAATAATAAAATGATTTTTTATTTTTTCTAATTCATTTTCAATTTGGGTTACAAATGAAAAATCTATTCCATCACATTTGCCAAATATTTTTTCAGTTCTAAAAAATAATATACACCAATTTTTTTTATTTTCTAGTAATTTTTTGGTTCTTGATAAAAACGCAACATCTTTAATATTATCATTTACAATAACTTCTCTATAATTCATCTCCCAATTTCTATTATAATATGTTGTAAAAAAATCAATTATGTGTATACCATCTTCATTATCATTAATAGTAGGTTCAAATATAAATTTGATATCATTTCCTTTATATTTGCAAATTACATTTCCTGTTGATGTTTGTGCATCTATATTATAAACTCTATCAGTTGTATTATGTGCTACTTTATAAAATAATGATTTTGAAAAATAATGGTGTACATATATAATTAATATCATATTATAATATACTTTTATTTGATTTAAAATCTCTTTCACGAACAAAATATATAAGAGTATATCTTAAGCCCGATTTTACTACTTTAACACCATGTGGTTTTGTTGATTCATAATAATAAACCATACCAGCTGGTTGTTTGTACTCTACATTATCTAAAATAAATTCACCCCCTTCATAATCTTCATTTAACATAATATTTACATTATAAACGGCATCATAATAAAATTCCGTTTGTGGAATTCTATCAACATGAATCGGAAATCTATCACCCTGTTTATAAAAAAACAATGTTAAATATCCATCGGTTTCACCTAAATTTAATTCATTTGTAAACCATTTTTTTATTCTGTGGTAGTACCAAGTTTTTTTTGTAATTTCAATTTTATAATAAGAAGAACTATCGGATTCAAATTCTCTATTAATATATGATGATTCATAATTTTTTAATATATCATCTAAAATATTTGCACATTCTTCTTTGGTAAATAATTTAAATGTTTTCATAATAAATTTTTAATATTTTTAATGTTATATTGTGATTTATTATTGTTAATTTCTTTTACAATTAAATTTGCAAGTTTTTCATATCCATCCAATTTAAAAAATGGTATTGTATACGGATTAAAATTTTTTGATTGATTCAAAAATTTAATTTCAGCGTATCTAATCCAATTATCAGATTCGGGGATAGTTTTACTAATAATTTTATCCGAACACCAATTGTCCCATTCTAAGTCCTTTGGTAGTGTTTTTATATAACCTGAGTTTGTCCACCAAAAATTTCCACCATAAAAATTGTCACCAGATGGTGTGACACTCCAATATGGGATACCCATCAAAACACCCGATGCACTGAATCCTTTACTTAGGATATCTATATGAAATTTATAATTATCAATCACTTCTTTCTCCATATACTCTCTCCATTCTTTTCTCTCTATCGTTGGTTTTGTTGCCCCTTTTGTATGAATATAAAGTATTGGTGTATTATCATTCATTTCTTTACAATCATTTTGTAATTTATTCAATGTCCATATTTCACTTTGATATTTTTTAACAACATTTGGAATATATTCAAATTCATCACTTATATTTTTATAAATTCTATTTTTTTGTTCTTCTGCAATATCCAATCCATATTGTGTTGGATAAATATGATGATATATTTTTATCATTATAATAAATTTTTTTTCATTTTTTTATTTAATTTTATATTAAAATCCATATCACCCATATCGATTGTTATACTTTTATTTTGACATAAAAAATGATTTGTCTTATTTAATATTGCGTTTGCTAAAACAGGTTGTATTCCTTTTGTATAATGTCCTTCTTCTTCAAAGTGTAAGTTATTCTTTTGTAGCCATTTTGCAAAACCATTTGGAAATTTTATATTTGTGCCTAAATTTAATAATTCATCTGACCATTCATTTTCTTCTACAAATATGTAAAATATATTTACACCTTTTGAATGTATATAATTTAATATTGAATTGAATAATTTAAAAATTCGCATATTATAATCCTTTGTCTCAGTTAAATAGTATTCAACCAAATCAATTATATGTTTATTTTTGGCCAAATGATATTTTTTAATACTCATAATATCATTATATAAGGTATTTGTTGATTTTATTTTTTTAATATCATCATCATACCAACATCCTCTTGTAAAAAAAGAAAAATTTATGAAAACAATATCACCCTGTTTGATATTATTGATGGAATTTAATAAAATATCCAATATTATTTCATTAGATATACCACCAACTGCATTATTTACATATTGATAGTTTAATTCTATACTAATTAGTTCTATAAAATTTTTTGTTATATAACTATCATCATATGCATATAAAGTTGAACTATAACTATCTCCAAATTGATGTATTGTTTTCATTACAATAGGTTTTTTTGTAGATTTGATTCCGATTTAAAATTGTTCAAAATTAAATCTAATAAGGAATTTTCATTATTTAATTTTTCCATAAATTTATGATGTGCTAAATTTGTCCAGTCTTTACATAATTGATAATTTTTGTCAAAATTTTCCATAAATAATTTTACAAACTCTACAAATTTTTCAGGATTTCCATTTGATAATTTTATTTCTTTATAAAATGGATGATTTTTAATATTCAAAATATCCTGTATAATATCCAGTGGGTATGAATGTGTTGATATAAATGGAATATTGGCCAACAAAAATCCATATGTTTTTTCGGATAAATAGTTTGAATAGTATTCACCTTTTTTAAAATCCCACGATTCGGATAATATGTGCATTTTTGACATAGGTAATACTCTCATTAAATAATCTAAATATTTAAATTCGGCAATATTGTGTAAACAATGTATATCTTCAAAGTCATTTCCTTTGGTAATATTTTTATGTACATTTTTTTCAAAAATTGTCTTATTTTGAATATGTTGTTTTATTATAGAGTGGTCTACTTTAGAAAGATATAATTTATCATTATTTAATTTTGATAATCCATTCAAAATATCTATTCTATTTTTTTTATGATGCCTCATTGAGAAACATAAGTCATATGGTTGATTTAGTTTTTCAAAAATATTTTTATACTCATAATACCATCTTATTGAAATATATTCATTCCATTGATATATCACATTCGTAAAAGAAAAAAAATGGTTTGGATATTTATTTTTTATCAATTTATTAATAAAAAAATTATCCGATACAATATGATGTTGTTTTAATTCTTCAAATCCATATTCAACATTATCCACACACCCTACACCATTTTCTTCGTATTTACCAATTACCTTTTCAGTTCTAAAAAATAAGATTATCCAATTTTTTTCTTCTTTCAATAATTTTCCCATATTATTGAGAAAATCTATATCTAAAATATTACCATTTACTTCTATATTTTTAAATTTTCTATCTATATTTCTTTGCAAAATTGAACTAAAATAGTCAATTAAATGTATACCATCATTTTTATAATGTATTATTGGGTCAAACACAAATTTTATTTCAATGTTTTTGTATTTACAAATTATAGAACCCACATTTGTTTCATCTATATCATAAACTCTATCAATTGTATTGTGTGCTATTTTATAAAACAAAGATTTTGAAAAATAATGATGTATATATATGATTGTTTGCATATTATAATCTATATAATTACTTTTTTGATTTCTTGTATATTACCAACTACATCTGAAGCTGAACCTACTAAAATAATTCTATTGTTAGTATCTGATTCTTCTTTTATAAAATCGATTGTCTTAAATATTAACATATCACCTTTAGTTAAAATGATATTCTGTATATTATCATCTTTTTTTATAAAAACACTGGTTACATTTGCCTTTATTGGATAAATAAAAGAATATTGTGATGGTATTATAATTTGATTCTTAAAATTTCTTATCAAATTTATTGGTTGATTGTCCGTTTCATCTTGAACATATCCCCACATATTTTTGACATAAACATCAAAATTTTTATTTGTTTCTTCTTTTAACTCATTTAAAAAAATATTAAATATTTTATCAAAATTTTCAGAATCAAATAAAATTTCGTACATGTTTGATGGTGATACATTCGTTAATTGTTTATTTAACAAAATATCATTTTCACATTCATTCATTATTTTTTGGTCTATGTTTGTTATTTTTTTTATCATATTATTTATCTATTTTTAGATTTAAATTAATATTTGAAGCGTATATTATTCTTTCCATTTCTGCATTAGGAATTTGTGTAACCATATGATTTAAATCTCCTGCAAAAATAATGATATCATTTTCTTCAGGTTTAAATGCATGTAATTTTTTATCTTCTGTCATGAATACAATATCTCCTTCTCCTTGTTTTAAGTTTTTTGGTATTTGTATATAAAAAACAAAAGTCCAATCAGTTTTTAATTTTGTTTTTTCAGTTCCCATTTCTAAAAAAATATGTTTATGCATTATCATATTAAAATCTTTACTTTGTTTGTAAATCCAACTTGATTTTGCAAATTTATCAATTTTTTTATTTTCAATAATTTCTAAAGCATTTAGTACATATCTATCTATGAATTTAAACTCTTTGGATTCAATTAAAAATTTGTCTTCAAAATTTTTTATGTTTTTAAAATGTTTTTTATATATAACATTTTTATTTTCATCTATTCTTTTAATAAAAATATCTTTACCATATTCACCAACATATTTTAATCTATAAACAACATGTTCTTTTGACAATTTAAATGTTTCTATATTCATAATTAAAAATTTGTAAATATTTGTAAATTTGGATAATCTTCTCTTAATCCTTTAAGTTTTTGTACCTGCCATTGAAACATATTATGTTCAGGGTGGTTTTCATTTGCAACACTCTTAATCATAAAATCTGCATCAGAAAATGTTCCCCAATTATTTATGTGTTGGAAACTAACTGCAGTTTTCATTCCATTTAACTTTTGAAAATAATTTGCCATCTTTACAAAATCAACCATCTCCATATAATTGTTATTTTGAACTACAAACGTCAATCTTACAAATTCTAAGTTAGGTATTTCTGAAAATATAAAGTGTAAATTTTCTTGCAGTGTTTTCCATATACCACCTACTCTAATTTGATGGTAAGTATCTTCGGTTGCAGCGTCAATACTGATTTCGGTTGTTATACGTGGTATCGAATGTAGATTGGATAATATACCCCATATCTTTCTAGTCCAAGCTACTCCGTTAGTGTGTAAATGTAAATTTTTAATATTTGGATATTTTTCCATCGTAATTGATTTCAAAAGGTTTCTCCAAAATTCACTTCCAAATCCATCACCACTTCCTGTTATGTATAATTCATGTGCATCATTCATTGCTTCTTGTAAAATGATTTCTTGAATTGCTAATGCTTGTTCTAAATCTTTACCTTTACTTTGAATAAAGTCAGTTCGACAAGATGGGCATTTAAGATTACAACTTCTATCATGTGAGAATATGATAGTTTCAGGACCCCATGGTAGTTCAATCATTTTATCCTTAATGATTTGTTTATACTTTTCACCACCATTTGGGTTTATCTCTTTTGCATTATATAGTTTATGAATTGTAGTTTCATCATAAATTGGAAAATATCCATTATCATAAACTTCTTCTGTAATAGTTTCGTTATTCCATCTATGTAAAAAATTACATTCATTTGCATCACAATATTGCATATCACCATCATGCATAGATTGTCTTAACTTCTTTGCAATATCACCATTCCAAATTTCTTCCCATTTATTTTTTAATACATTACCGGAAGGGCCAGTGGTTATCCATGAGTTTACCCAACGTTGTTGTTCTTCAACCCAACCACCATTACAGCATTGCCACACTTCTCCACTAACTAAGAAATCGGAATGTCTAAATGGTGCAACACAAAAACCTTTTTTATTTTTCATAAAAATTGGTAAAGTTAAAATTAGAAACATAAGAAATTCTATCCGTATTAGAACTTTGATTTGGTGTAGTCATATGTGGTAAAATACCACTAAAAATTAAAACGTCATTTTCTTTAGGTGTAAATGTGAAAAGTTCATTTTTTTCATTTTTAAAAATTATATTTCCCTCACCATTTTTCATATCATCAGGTATAGAAACATAATAAACACATACCAAATCGGTAGTTATATGTGATTTACCAAATCTATGCAAATCTCTATGGTCATCCATCCATTCTGTTGAAAATTCTTTTGTTTGAGTATATGTCCAACTATATTTAGAAAACTTTTTTATTTTTAAATTATTGATTTCTTCCAAACAATTTATAAAAAAATTATCTATTGATTCAAATTCGGAACATTTTAAATTTAGTTCCAAAGAATGGTTATTTTTTATATTACTATTATGTAAAGATTTATTTTGTTCTACTTTTTTTATAAATTCTTTTTTTGAAAACTTGCCAGTATATTGTGTCTTATATATCGTAAATATATCTGATATTTTTATCTCTTCTATCATATTATTGATTTTATTGTATTTTTCTTTTTTGTATGAATCCAACATCCCTCTTTAGTTGTTATAAAATCATCTTTAAATATTTTAATAACAGCATTGACAACTCCTGATATAAATTGTTCGTGCGTATTTACCCAAAAATCATGTCCTGCAATTATTCCATTCTCTTTTACTTTTGGATACCAATGTATTATATCTTCGGTTACAGATTCATACGAATGAAATGCATCAATAAAAACAAAATCTAAACTATTATTTTCATAAAACTTGCTTGCATTAATTGAATATTCTTTATGCACATTTATAATATCTTTTAGTGGTTTTATATTATCAACAAATTCATTATAAATTTCATCATGTACCCAACAATCAACACAATCAAATTTGATTTTTTTATTTGAATTTACAATTTCTACACCCATAAAACTTGCACTTCTTCCTTTCCAACTACCAACTTCAACAAAATGTGAAATATCATCAATTGGACTTTTGTCAACCATTTCTTTATATAGATTTGGGTAAGTAAACCAATTCTCACCTTTTAAATTTTGATAAAAGTGTTCCATTTAAATAACATTATTTTTTTTAAATTTATCGTATTTCCCATATTTAAATAAAATCTCTTCTCCTTTTTTAATAGTTCGAATTGCTTTTAATGTATTATTATCCACATTGGGTGCACCATTATATCCACAACTATTTACCCAATGATATGGTGTTTTAAAAATCCAATGACAATCTTTGTTTAAAATAATAAACATCTGATATTTTCCATCTATCATCTTATAACCATACATGTTAAATAGATGTATTCTAACTGAATCATCTAATGAATTTAAATCATCTTCGGTCAAAGTGTATTCACCACTTTCTCCTTCCCATAATTTAAATAATTCTTCGTTTTTTTGGATATCTCTTAATGCAAAAACACCAACCCCATTTATTTTACTGGGTTCTAATTTAGTATTAACATATTTCTGTAAATACTCTATTACATCCATAACCTATTATTTTTGATATCTTATGTGTGTTTCAACTTAATAAGATTTGTTAGTTTTTGTAGAATTACATTAACCTTAGTCTTATCGGTATTTGTAATTGGTGTTACTACTTTTGCTTTCAAATCCGTTGTTGATATCGATTTATATTTTGATGGAGTTACCATATTTCTATTTTTATTTATTGTGAACTAATATTCCGTTTGCGTAAAAATTGTGGTTATCTTCTACTGTGAAAATGTATGTTTGTGTATCTGCCAAAGGTTGTACTTCCATTTTAGAGATGGCTACTGCATGCATTCCTAATCCACCATCTTTTGGTATCATATATACACAATCACTTTTTTGAATTTTTCTAACATGAACATCCAACTGATATCTTTCGTTTGTCAATTTAGGAGCGTAAGATGCTAATTCCATTTTATTTACATAGAATGGGTGGTCAATTGTAGAAGTTATTTCAACACCATTTGATAAAGTATATTTAACTAAATCATTATGCATTGGAGATTTCACATCAATTACTTTCTTAACTTCGTTTAACTTAGTTTGTTCGTTTAAAGAAATTACTTCATCACCAACAACAACATCTTCAATATTTTTGAAAGTACCATCTGCCATTGTGATTTGTGTACCTGCAATGAAACAGAATCTATTGTGTACTAATATATTGTTTGCAAAGAAATTATGATTGTTCTCAATATCTTGTAAGTTGTAAACAATCGTATCACCCTCATGTGTAGTTATTTCTACTATTGATGTCTTACCATTGAATAATTTTACAACATCACCTATTTCAATTTTGTTTATCAATTTTTCTAAACTATATGATTGGTTTGACAATTCTGCATCATAAGAACACCATCCTTTATTTTCTACAAATATTGGGTGGTCAAATGTACACTTTAATGTTTCACCATTATCAAATTTATATTCAACGATATTTGTTACATTTTTACTTAATACAGCATTAACAACATTATGTTTTATAGTTTCTGACTCTAAATCAAATGTTGAAACTATATCACCTGCAACCACATCTTCTATTTTTTTCATAGAACCATCAGATAGTGTTACTAAAGTACCTGCAACAAAACAAGGGTCGTTGTGTGTGATAAAAGAATGTATTGGTGTAGTTCCTGCAATAATATATGTGTCGGTATCTTCTACATCAAATTCAACTAAACTGAAATCTCCTTCATTTGTGATAAAAAATTCATTAGAAGTTACTTGTGCCGTAGATGTATCATAGTCTATTAAAAAATCGGTATTTTCATTGATATCAATGGCCATTTTCCATTTAATATAATCGTCATCGGAGTCGTGTACTAAAAATGATTTAACAGGTGAAACATATAAAGAATCTTCATTTGAATTTACATTTAATTTTATCAACGTTTTATTATCTAATGGTTTACTCACTTTATATATAAGAACCGAAGATGTTAAATATGAACCTGTTGGTAATACACTACCACTAAGTTGCCATTCATTCAAATCAGTAACATTTTCATCCATTATTGTACCATTTACATAGAAAGACTTTAAAACATCACCAACTACTAAATTACCAGCTTCTACTTCGGTATCGTCTGATTTAATAATCAAATGTGTATTTAATAAACCATGTGACTGGCCTTCGTATTTAAGATAATTTGTTGCAAATTCATAGTAGTGTTTATTATCTAATTCATTTACATAATTTGTTTCATCATAAATTGAACCAGTAGGTAAACTAAATATTGCATATTTTTTATAGTAAGCTATATTTACCAAATCAAGATTAGAACCATATACGATTGAATAAACTCTAATACTGGAAATTGTGTCATCTACTAATGAACCTGTATTAATATGATACTTTTCAATTAATAAATCTTCATTATCTATTTGACTAATAAAATTATTCCATCTATTTTCTGCAGTTTCACCTTCAGATTCGGAACCTATCTTATAGAATTTTGCCATTTTATGACTTTCTGTAATATCTTTTGCAACTGCATCTGGAAGATTCAATTCATTTACACTATCTCTTGTAATACTATCATAAACACCATACACAGATGATGAATGATAAAATTCTGATACTGATCCAGATTCTCCCGCATCATAGAATAAAGATAATAAATTCAATTTACCCTTTGCATACTCACTATCAAATATAGATGTTTCATCATATGCAAGACGTAAAACAAAATGGTCAATATCGTCTTGAACCGTAGGTGGGAAAATTACATTAGTAGAAACTTTTGTTTCATTGAATTCTGTTATAAAAGTTGCATTTTGATTAATTGCACTTTTTAAACTATTCACTATTTCTTGATGAAGTAGTGGTTTGTGAATTACCGTAAGTTTAGTGATGTTATTTGATTGTAATAAATCAATAAAATCGGTATAATCAAATTGAGTCAAATTTGTTACTGAGGTATCGGTATTAATTTCCAATAGCCTTAAATCACCATTTACATCTTCTATAAAGTCAGCAGAAAATAAAGTTCCTTTCATATTTGTTCGTTTCGTTGTCTATAAATATAATTATAATTTATTTTAAAAACGGAGGGGCGGGGGTAGGGGGAGTCGTAAAAGTCGTTTTTTTAGAAATTTTTGGTATCCCTATTGATAGTAAACTTAAATTAAATTGTTATTTATACCCAATAATATATTGTACCATTTAGTATCTTCTTCCGTATATTTAATCAATCTATCCATTAAATCAGGATACAATTCCATACATCTATCCCAACTTTGTTGTTTTGTAATGTATCTATTATCATCATGAAAATCATAGTCAGTTTTATCAAACTTTATAGTTATACCATTCAATAGTTTTTTAAGAAACATTGTTGAATCTTCCAAATCAATTACTTCCAATTTTCCACCATTCCAAAAATGTTTATATATTTTTTGACAAAATTGAGGATGATAATGTGAACCACCCCAATCGGTATCCAAAAACGATTTCAATATTTTTAAAATCTTTTCTTCATTGTCAAAACATTCCATTAGTTCAGTTTGTAGTGCCGATTCCAAATGAGATAAAGGATTTCGTACAATGATATAATTTAGTTTAATACCCTCATTGATTAACTCATTCATTAATCGTCTTTCTCCCAATCCTATGATACCTTTCACTCTCCAAAAATATCTACTACCACATTTTCCAGGAACACCCAATCCATTTTTGTAAACATCAATAACCATATCATTTCCTTTTTTTAATCCTTTTAAGACGTTTTATATACCAAATAGGAAAATATACCACCCAATACCCAAAAACCAAAATTAAACCCATTAAAATAACAGGAATCATCAATATAAGTTGCAAAGTTGCAAATAAGAATGAAAAGAAATACTTAATGAGAGATACTATTTCCATATATAGAAGTATAAATTCCAACAATACCAACTATTAACCAAAAGCTATTCAAAAGCATATAAGGTCTATTTCCTCTTTTCCATGCACACCATGTCAATAAAACAGCATCTATGCTATTGATAATCCACATTAGTAGAAACGGAGTAGATGGGCCCATTATAGACAACATTCCAAAAGAAAAGATTCTCATTGCAACTCCGAATCCTTCCAATACTTCCAACCATTTTTCGTTCATTATATTAAAGTTTTTTTAGTTTTTGTAACAATTTCTTTTAGTTCAGGATATTCTTCAAAGAATTGGTCATCCTTTATTTGTTTACTTATTAATTCTTCTTCCAACTTCTTTTTGTCCAATTCTTCTTTTAATTCCCAATACAATCCTCTATTATAGATAGAATAAGGTATTCCAATCTTTTTAAATAAGGCTTCCGCTCTATCCATTCTATCCAATCTATCCATTGGTGTATTCCATTTTGTTGTAAAGTTTACACCATTGATATATTCCAAATATTCACCTTCTACTTCCGCCCAACGAACACGTAGAGGTTCGTGGATTAAGAATGCGGAACAGGTTACGATTTCATCCATTGCCTCTCTATATTCTTCTACAAAGTCCAATGTCTTTTGAAAATCCTCCTCAGACTCATTTAAGTACCCAATAATCAATTGCATTCCAAAAGTGATAGGAAATTCCCATTTAGTACCTTTATTCTCTCTATTGATTTGTATTACGTTTTGGAATATCTTTTTAACTCCTTCCATATCGGTATACTTCTTCATATGTTTAAGAACAGGTTCGGATGCAGACTCAAAACCCGTAATCATTTTGATTAGTCCGGCCTTTCTATACAATCTCATAGTATCAATGTCTTGCATAACGGATTGTAATCTCATATTACCACCAAAGGTAATGTCTAATTCTTTGGCAATGATTTTTTCACAAAATTCTTTTAACCACTTAGGATTACCATTGATAATAGAGTCATGACAAAAGAAATGTCGTTTTCCTTTTGCAACCCATCCTTCAATTTCTTCAATTACATTGTCAACCGTTCTATAACGATATTCAGGAATATAATCAGGTACGGAACAAAACGAACAACGATATGGACACCCTCTACTCATAATAAGAGGTTTGGTGTCTTGATATACGGATTTATAGTAATAGTTATCTTCCAATGATGAATAGTCAGGAACAGGAATTGAGTTCATGTCAATATTTGGTCGAGGTTGATTGTGTATAAAAACACCATTCAATTGCCAAATTAGGCCTTTGATAGACATAAGGGACTCTTCACTCCAATCCGACTTAAGTATTTCGGCAAAGGTAATTTCGGAGTCACCTCTTGCAATTGCATCAATGAATGTATATTGTTTTGTTTTATATTGTGCATTGGGTAATCTACCAAAGTCCAATACCTCAACACCATTACCACCCAAAAGTATTTTAACTTCAGGATATTTTTCTTTAATCAGTTTTGCAATTGCAAGTGTTGCATCTACATTTCCGTCAATAATAGAAAAACCCAAAAATTTAGGTTTAGCCTTTTCAATGTATCTACCCACAAATCCATAGGCAATATCAAAGATTTGTTGATGATTGTATAATAAATGAAATTGACCTTGTTTAGAAAATGTATTGAATAGATTAAAGAACTCACCCGTCTTATCAGGTGGGTTTAAATAAAAGTAATCAATAACAGGGTCAATGATTTCTACTCTTAAGTCCGAATAGTATTTGTCAATATAAGACTTCAATGCAACCACACCGGCATAATATCCCGATTCGTTAATGTTGGGAACTTGTAAGATAAGTGCATCTTGTTCTTCAATAGTTTCAAAACGGAACGTATGTTCTATTTTGATTAATGCCCTTTCAATAAAGATAGATTGACGCATATATTGTAGTAAATCGACTTTAACGTCTACTACTTCTTTTCCAGATTCCAGTTGGTCTTTAATTCGTTGTTCAGTCTTAGTGACTTGCTCGGTTGGATTAATGATGTTATCTAACTCTATTGACATTGTATAATTATAACTTTAATATAACTATTGAGTATTAGGAATTTTTTGCATTAAGTACTTCTTGTAGTTTTGCAATATTTTCTTTGGTCTTTGCCAAATCCACTTCTAATTGTTGACGAGCTTGAGTGGTTAAGTTAGTAGTTTGTTGTAATGCTTGTTGTAATTCAATATCTCGTTGTTGTTGAGTAGTCAATGCATCCTTTAGTCCTTTGGTATCTCCGGATAATGCAGATAACACATTTTGTATTTGATTTCTAAATGATTGTATTCCACCCACTTCCTTATATACTACTTGGTGATTGTCGTCATATATATCTGCATATCTTTGTAAAGGGTCGTTGATTTGGGATGATGTAGAAACCTTACCATCGTTATTAGGTATAACACCATCAAAGAACATTCTCTTAATCATATTAAAGTCTTCTCTCAATAACTTTAATCTTTGACTTACCCCTTCTGTAAATACTTTTAACTTAATAGTATCTAATAGACCATTGTTAGTATCGTCTTGCTGAACAACGGAAAGTCCTTTTATAGAATATGCTTCTTCAGGTGCCAATTTTAACTTATATAGAGAGTAATTGTCTATACCCCTCTCACTATCATTGGTTAAGGTATAATTAATTTGTGTAATAAGGTTCTTAGATATACCCTCTATGGTTTCCCCTTCAAAAATAAACTCCGTATCCGATACACCTGCCTTTGAACTCTTTATCTTCATAGAGTCGGCAAGAGAATTTAGTTTGGTAATGTCCAATTCAATAATCTTAACTGTCTTACCTATAACCACTTCTTTATTCTTTACCTTAATACTTCCGTTTTGTACTATATCGTAATGTGGGTTATTAGAATTGATGATATCCTTTTGTGTAGTCGGAGAACATAAATACACATCTCCTATCTTTACTACTATACCATTTGCATTGATTAGGGGTTTAAGATTAGATAGAGGTACACCAATAGGTAAGTCAATCGGTTTTATATCTTTAGATGCAGATATTCTCCATTGTCCTAATCCTATCTTTTTGTATCTATCCGGATTTTGTCCTATTTCTTTAATCATTGTTATTTATTGTTTCTTTCCAAGCCTTCCTATATATCGTAAGGTCTTTTAATCTCCTATCTCCTTTTAACTTAATCTTATATATCAATCTTTGTAGTTTTTGATATTTACCTAATTCAACTGACTTACAAATAATATGGTTAATAGTTAATTCTTCTTCGTATTCCTTATAGTCCTTATCCGAATTAAATTCACTCTTACATTCTTCCAAAGGTTGTACTTTAAAAATGTTTGCAACTCCGATGGATGTACCATATTCATTTGCAACCCTTTCAAACATACTTTCTTTTAACATCTTAATTCTTTTTAATTGGAATAGGTACAACTATTTTCTTTTTCATTACAAGAGGTACATTACTTCTATCTGCAACTGAACCAATAGGATTAAAGATGGAATTTGCACAACGGGTTAAGAAATCTTCGTCTGACTCTCCCTCTAATCTTTCACAATGTCCTTCTTCTAATTGTTTTAATAATATTTCTTTAAGTTTCATACACCTATAAATATAACTTAAGTAAATTAAATTCGTTTAATAGTCAGATGTGAGTGTCAACTCATATATCAAAAAACGCGCTATAGTGGAAAAAATTGACCCCGGTATTCGCACGTATCCGACCCGAATTTGCAAATCTCGTTTTTTTTGAGCTACACGAAACTGTTTCATTTTTCCAGTCCTGCGAAAAAAATAATGCACGAAAAAATGAGCACAAAGAAACCGACAGCATTTACGCTATCGGTTCATCCTAAGACTAGGAGCTCTTTGTTAAACTAAAAATTAAAATATATGAAAAAAAGAAACTATCTATTTAATACATCCTCGTCACCCACTTAGGATATTGAGGATATTGTTGCATCAATTCATCTGCACGATAATCTTTCACTTCTACTCTAGAACCTATCTTCATATCTTTGCACCATTGTTGAAAGTTTTTATCGCTTAGTATATTTTGTCTTTCTTCTTCTATACTACTATACTTGTCTATGTCTATATGTTGTATTGCTGTTATGTTCATACTATTACTGATTTAGCTAAATTTATTTTTTATTAAGATTGTCCGACTAAGCTTTTGCACGGGGTGGGTTATGCTCAAATAACTCTTTTAAGTATTCCTCCTCTTCTTCAGCATCTTCAGCTGACATATCCCTATATCGCTCTAAGAGCTTAATCGCTAATCTAATCTCGTCTAATTGTTCACTAGCTCTCCACTTAGGTTTGCCATCTTGCAATCCTTTAATCTTCTTCATCAAGACTAACTCGTCAGCTTTTAATTTATCTATTGCGTACTGCATGTTTATTTATTTTATGTTTTATATGTTTCCACACTATCGGTGTGTATGTGTCCTCGTTTCTTCGTGCTTCTCTTTCGTAAGGGTTTCTACTATATGAACCGGGGTATTTAAAGTACTTGGACCTGATTGGTTGCAATTGGTGTGTCCATTCATGTACGCATGTTGCAATTAGTTCCCTAACATCTGTGCAATTGTCCCAGTATATTAGTACTTCATTTTCTTCTGCATCATACTCTCCGCAGTCGGTATCATATCCCTTTCGCACGGACCAGATAGGTGCAAACTTCTTTCTATTGTTTACGCCCATATGGGTTTTGCACCATCGCAAAGACATATTCGCAATGCGTACTGCATCTTCTCTACCTACTTTGTCAATAGGTGTTTTTAAATATATCATATCATTTTTATATGGTTATAAAAAAAGTGGCACTATCGGGGTGCCACTTTGTTAATATCAAAGCTTAGTTGTAAAGTAAATCGGAGAATAACCATTTGTAATTGAGTAACCGATATGCTTTTGATATATAGAGCGGTGGTGTGGACTCAAACCACAATCTTTATGCTGGAAGCATAATGTAATAACTTCATTATACGACCACCGCTACATTGGTACGAGCCCTATGCCCGTACTAATTATTTAGTTGCAGTTGTATCTGCTACTGGTGTTGCAGTTGTATCTACAGCTACTGCAGTTGAATCAGTTGCTACTACAGCTGAATCACTCTTAACTTCAGTTGATGTAGTTCCACATGCAACCATACCTAATGTTAACACTAACGCCATAGCACCTACCTTAGCTTTATTTAAGATAGCTGATAATCTTTTTGCGTTGTAAAGAGCTTTAGTTGTATAAAAGTCTCTCTTTTGTTCACTAATAGTTGTTGCCGCTTCGTTCAAGTTGTTTACTAATTCAGTTACTTGATAATTCACTTTTGTTGCAATTTTCTTTGCCATAATTGTTTTTTGCTTCCCATTAAGTTATTAATTATTCAAACTCCATATAGGCGGGTCGCTTTTACCTATGCTTCGTTTGTATCTTTATTTCGTTGTTTGTTTATACAATATACGAAAAATATTTTATATTGCCAAATTTATTTTACTATCGTACCATATCCACCAGAATTGGTATTAGTAATAAACCAGGACCAATCTTCATCGCTGTAAAACCTATCCCAATTTTTACCTTTACTTATACCCATACGACCATTGGTTTCAATCACGCCAATGTCTTTTAAGTTTTTTCTGATTGTTGAATAATATCCGTTTACATTCACTTTGTCAATTCTTTTATCTTCATTCAACATATGTGTAATAACCAATTTCCATGTTGGTCTAATTGCATACCTCATAACATGTTCTAAATGTTCGTATACTTTACAAATCATTTTTTTGTTTGCATAATCGTATCCGACTTTCTCAGCGAATAAATTTTTGTTGTAACTCATATTTTTAGTTTTAATTTGTTTATAAATAAAGTCCGATGCTAAATCCTATCCTTTAACGCATGTAGTGTTGATTAACTACTATACAACTTGCAAAGGACTTTAATATTTTTATTTATCGGTATCTTCACCATTAGCGGTTGTAGTTTCTATATTGATACTACCGCCATTGTAGTATGTACTATATGCAGTATCTAATTTAAGTTTGTCCGATACTAACGCACCTTCTAATACATTGGTTGCAATTAACTCTTTCTTTTCTTTCTTAGATAATACATTGCCAATTAAAGAGGTTTCTAACTTATCCATTTTCTTTTCGGTTTCAATTTCACCAACATACTTGCGTACGCTTTCTTCATCCACAAAGAAACGAGGTTTGTCCATTTTAGGTCCTGATAATTCAATCACTTCGTAAATATGTTTGCCGTCACCAAAGTTGAATTTCTTATTTTTGACTACAGCTTTATAACCTCTTTTACCTAATTTAATTTCTTTTAATTTCTTACTCATATATTAATAGTTTAGTGTGTTGAATTTAATTCATAATGAAACTTTTGTAATTGTTTCGTTTCGTATTGGTGTGCCGCAGCTTTACCTCTTACAATTTTTAGTATAAACAATTCGTATACTTCTTGCCCGTATTCCCTCATATCATTGTATAAAGCCCAATTCCTATTTTCTTTACGAGCTCTACTAAAATGTTTTTGTAAACGGAGTTTTGCAGAATAGTGGAAACGTCTACCAATGGCCGCAGTAACTCCGATATAACTCGCACCTGTAATTGTGTTTACTATTTCATATATTACATGGTTTCTATCGTTTCGTTTCTTTCTATTCATACTACTTTGTTTTAATGTCTGAAAATTTTATATCTTTGTCGGTAAGGTTTAAAGTATGTCCGACATATACTATAATAAAGAATAATAACCAAATCATATTATATAGTTTTAATAGGTAACTTAATATCGTTAATTCGTTTAATTTCTTTGAATAAGTCCGCAACATTACTTACTTTTGTGTTCGTATGTTTTTTGATATACTCAGTAGCGTCCTTACGACTAACAAAAAACTTTTTAAATCCATTAGGACCTGTTACTTTAAACACTTCATAATTTGTTGGTTCAAAGTTTTCACTTCTCATTCTCATTACCTTATTCATCTTTTTGACTGAATAATTACTTTTTACATTTACTTTTACTTTACTCATATACTCAATTTTTTTAGTTAATTAATATCACCCACAATGTCAAAGAACAATTAACCTAATATAAGGTCAATTTGTTTCTTTGATAATCCTAAAGATTTCAATTCATTACGACAATCTTTGATAAATCGTTTTTCAACTTTACCCATACTAATAGGGTATTGTGAAATAATTTGTGAAATAGTCAAAGACTCTTTTTTCAATTCAGCAAAGAACTTCATTTGTCTTTTCAATTCCGAATTATTCCTACATTGTACTAAATGTTTACGACCTAAGAAATCGGTAAATTCTACCAATGTATTAGGTTTAACACTATTTGACATTTTACTACCCGCAAAATTCCTATATATAGGTTTTTCGTTTCTACTCACATTATACACTTCGTTATTAAATTCAATCGGTTTTCTCATATTACAATTTTTTTATATATTAGGGGCCATTCTCTCAACCCAATACTCTAAGGTACGACAATATCGGGACCTGGCAATGGCTTTTTGAAACTATTTTTAAAAGTTCTTGATAGAGAATCAACGCGTTACACATATATTTTTTTACTATCTGTAAGTGGTTGATTCCTGTCCAGTTATAACAGCCTGTAAATCAACAAGTTATGCTCCGGGATTTAACATAATATTATTTATAGGTTATTTGAAGCTTAACTCGTTGGCCCTCAATTAGTTAGGGATTTAACATAATATCTTATATAAGAACATCATAACTCATTGAAAATCAGTCACTTAGTGCAACTCGTTGATTATCAATTATTTAAGAATTTGGGATATTTTTAGATATTTTCTAACTTAGCTCCGTGCTGAATTAGATAGTATTCAATGAAACCCTTGCCACCATTGAATTTCGTTAATATTTGGTAATATCAAAAATTTTTCGTATCTTCTGCAACGTGGACCTGTATTGCGTTTCGGAGGACTATTCCACACTAACTAAATTTATTTCACTTCAGACCATGTAACTCTTTGCCACATTGGGTTTCAGAGGACTACCCCTATGCAATCCACTGCCAGTAAGGGTTGCACAGAATTATTTTCGGTTAATTTCTTTTATAGAGAATTTTTTTCTTTACGTTGCGTAAATGGGTGGGATATTTGACTTAATACTGACATACTTTTATTGATATGTAGTTTTATGTAGTATGTTAGTATGTAATGAATTTTAATTTGATATATAAACATTTTACCACACTTAAACACTTATTACCACTTTTACCCACAAATCACCACTACTAATTTAATTTTGATACATATTATTTAACATACACATACTATCTTTGAATATTATCTAATACCGACCTGATATGGATTAAATAATTTCTAATTAACTTATACCAATGATTAAATTTTTTATAATTATGTTCCAGCTCTCTCCTCTATCCAATACTAACCTTTGATATTCCATTAGTACCATACCCCTTTGTTCTTCACTCAATTGCAATCCTAATTTATTCTCTATTTCTTTTATATCTTCTATTCCTATATTCATTATAACATACTTTGTAATTTAAACAAAAACTTTTCTTTTGTATTGATATCTTTTACATCCCCGTATTTAATTTCACCATTGCAAATCAAATAGTATTCAGTATGAACAACTTTATTATCATATATCTTTAACTCTGCCTTTTGTTTTTTGTTTCTCATTATCGTACTATTGATATCTACAACTGCAAGTAAATTAAATTCAATAATAGGTTCATTATAACTATCCCACAATTTACTTACTTCACATATCTGCCAAAGGTGTCCATCCCTACCAATTATACTTTCACCTAATACCTTTTCAGGATTCTTTATATTCATACTCTTTTATTTAATTATCTATTGCAACTACCTTTATAATATCCAATAACCTATCTATATCGTTTATAGTGTAACGGGTTATCAATTCTTTATTTTCGTATATACCCCTTACACAACTTAGTTTATACCACCTTTTATTTAACCTTTGTCTATTTAATTGTATATCCCTTTGTTCGTTGTTTGCATAGTTTCTTATTCTTATTATATAAACATTCCAATTTTCTTTTGTATTCAGGTCCCATAATACCACATCCTCTACTATATGAACGTACCAATTGATATCCATTCCTTTTATATGTCTATCCCTTATCTTATCTATGTTCTTTATTACTAACATTCTTTGCTGAATTATTTTTATCTCATATTTCAAAATCGTTTTATAGAAACTTTGTATTATCCAGCCACTTCATTAAACTATCTAATCCTTTCAGGTGGTTTTTGGATATATACCAATGCAGACCTCTTTGGATATTTTGTATTTTATATTCTTTATTGTTATCTCTAATCCTATCTATAACAATGTATTGAACTTTATGCATATCCCATAACCTACTATTGTATTCAAAAGGAATAAAGAAAAACTTATAACTATCTTTTGTTTCGTTCACTCCATAAAATAACCAATCCTTGCCACTTAAACTAAATTCCCTATCTTTATATAACTCTATGTTTTTAATCGTTAGCACTATCTTTTTTCTTTTAATACTTTTATAATCAAATCCCATGCTTGTAGTGTTGATAGGTATACCGGTGCATCGTATCTTTTACCCTTATATATTACACACGTCGGTTTGTATGTTAAACTACCTTTATCTATTGTTAGCATCCCTTTCTATTTTGTTTTATGTAATATACGGATAATTTTTGACATTGCCAACTATCAAAAAAATTTTCCTTAACGACTCACCCCCAACCCCCGCCCCTTCGGTTCGTGGATCGTGGTTTCGTATTATCCTAATGCAACTAATCTTAATTTGTCTAAGAATATATCCATATTGCGAATACTCTTTTTTGTTAAATAAACCGTATTACCATTACTACTTCTTAATCTATATGTATCGGTATTATATTCATCCCTATCTAATACAACTGTTATTGCATACTTTCTATTACTCAATTCAAAAATATATCTTTCTTCTTTTTGAAATGTTGTTGGGTTCAATATTGGATTACTCCTTTCAGCTCTTACAACATAAAAGTTTTTCTTACCTAAAGGTTTTTGTTCTATTCTATTTATATTTTCTATTGTTATCATAACTTATTGTTTAGTCCAAATTCCGTTTTCTAATTTATAGTGTTTAATTCCACTAAATTCTTTTATATAATCATAGGGTATTATTATAAAAGTGCTTTCCCTTTCACTCCATTGTTTTGTCAATACTTTGTCAATGTATAAATTATCTTTGTAGTGTTTTATTGTTTTCCAATTGTACCAAAGTAATTCAGTCAAATCATTATTAAGAAACTGAATATAGTCTATACTCCAATCTTGGTATTTGTTATCCCTATCCTTTTCGTTTTTGTCTTTGTATGTTGGTAGTTCACTCCAATATTTTATTTTGCGATAGGGTATTCTAAAATGATTATGTTTTTCAAATCTATCCATCCCGTAATTAATCATTTCAATATCACATCCTCGTTTAAAAGTTTTAACTTCTAAATCCAAATCAAACTTGCCACCAAATTCAATTCCATACCAACCATTGCCTTCTAAAAAAGACTTTGCAATTATCCTATCGTTTGTATCGTCGTGGGATAACGCATCAATTCTATTAACCATTTTTTGATTTCTCTTTTATCTTATATACAATTGTCCTACTAACGGGATACATTGCAACTATTTCATTGCCTCCTACTTCGTTTTCAACGACAAATACATAATTACCCGCCTCACTCCATTCAACCCTATCACATTTGATTTCAGTTTCATAGTTTCTATTAGGCCAAATAACTTCTACTTTAAATGTTTTCATATTATTGATTTTATTTTTTTTTGTTTTCCATCTACTTCATCCCACTTACCAATGCGACATGCACCTATATTTGGTGAAAATATTTTTTTACCCATTGGACAACCACATTCACCACATTTTGATTCAAAGAATAAAGATTTTTCTAAATATTCACATTTCATGCAAATTTCTAATCTTTTCTTTGCTAATTCACCTTGTTCAGGTGTTGGATTTGATGCTCTCCACCATGCCGTAATTATTTCACTAACTTTATTCATATGGATTAGTTTTTAATTTCAAATTCTTTATTGTATATGTTATTCTCTTTTATTTTTTCTACAGCATATTCAATACCTTTACCTATTCCTTTTGTATGTACTCCCGGTTCATCTTTTAGGGTATCCGCATATTCCAATAAATCATTCAATACATTTCTTTCAATTGTTATAAATTCTTTGTGTGCTCCAACTAATTGATTAATTCTATCCATAATACTTTACTTTTGTTTTTTGTTTTTTAAATAATCTATTAACCAAAATATATATAGTCCAACAATGCAGACTGAATATAGTATCGTTTGTGTTTCGTACATTACTTTTTGATATGTTCTTTGATTTGCTTTTCCATATTTTCAAAAGTTTCTCTTAAACTTTCTTTTAATTCATCAGGTATTTGCATTTCTTCACCTTTTGTGACAAAGCAAATTGATATGTATGCAAAGATAATTCCAATTCTTAATTCAACTACTCTTTCTCTATATAAGGTATCTTCATCTCTTACCATTCCATTTTGGGTTTCTATATTTATTCCCAATAAACTTGTACTTTTACTTAATATACTAAGTCCTAATTCTATTTTCATAATTTGTTTTTAAAAAGGTGTATTAAAATTTGTATTACCCGTTGTTTGTTTTGCTTTTGGTTTATATTTTACAATAAGTGATTCAAATATCAATGCAGTCAATTCTAATGATTTTAATTTTCTAACATTAATCCATTCTCTTCCATATTGGGTTATATCTGCTCCATCTCTTAATACTATTTCACACTCGTTTGTTATTGTTTTATCTCTAAATATTTTTATTGTATAAGGTATGCCGTTATATCCAACTCTAAATTGATACATATGATTTGTTTCAATTACTTCACCTATCATAAATTCTTTATAATTATGAGCCCAACCTTCTAATTTCTTATAATTCTTTATTGTCAAACTCATATACTAAATAACTTTGTTCTTTGTGTGTGCCAACTCTATCGGGTTTATCAATCAATAAACTATCTGCTGGTAATTGGATTTCGTTTTTGACAATCATTTCAATTGTTCTTTGCATGTATATTACTTTCATATTCTTAAATTGTTTGCATACAAATTATTATTTTATCTATTGTATCAAATTCATCTTTGTTTAACCAAAGTGTTTTACTATTGTATTCCATTACATACATTCCGTTACTTGTTTGTATTCTATGTAGTAATATAGTTTCTACATTCGGTTTACCAATCGTTGCATATCCTAATGTAAATTCGTAATGAAATTTATGTTCTTTCACTCCAATAATATTAAACACTTCGTTATATTCTTGCCCGATTAGTTTATGTATGTTTTGTATTGTTAGCATTGTTTGTTAAATTTGTAATTGTTTGTTGCATACTTTGTATACTTTGTACTATTTGTCCGTAAGGTATTGTAGTCCCGTTTTGGTTAACTTGATTCATAATTCCAGAAAATTGTATTGAACTCGTACGGGATGTTGGTGCTGAAATTAATCTTCGTTTTAATAATTCATCAACTAAATTTTCAAAAATTATTCTAAAACCAGAAATTGTTGAAATTGTATCTTTTGAAATTGATTTGGTAGTCATATACCTATTATCATCCCACAATGCAATCGTAATACTATTATCTATTTTAAATTTAAACTCAGGCATCAATACTGATAATTCCCACTTAGGTTTACTTTGTATGTTTAAATCTAATACATTTGCACTATATTTAGTTTCTTCCGCATTATGTATTGGATTAACTATACAATAACCTTTATAAGTAAATCCGTTTATTTTATCCCAACCTTTAATTTTCATATTAGTATTTGTTTACTTCGTTAATCATTCTTTGAATAAACTCATCCCTATTTTTAATAATGTCAACTGATATACTATTAAATTCCATTCCGCCACCTTTCCAAATATTCAACTGAACATTATTATCAATTTGTCGGATATCAGTATGCAATTCAAATATTACATTTCCTCTTCTAAATGTATTTTTATGTCCTTCAAATTTATAAACAAAATACAATCTACCATCGGATGCATTTGTTCTTGCCTCATATCCCATGTAACTTATTTCAACAATAGAGCCATCCATTTGATAATTCTTTGTATTGATATGATGTGGATTTTGTATTTTTAGGTTTTTTTTCACTTCGTTATTTTTTAGATATTCCAATGTACAACTCAAATGATTATGTCCATCCAAATATTCGTATTCAATTGTTGATGTATCACCACCACAATATTTGCAAATCCAATTCATTACTTACCACTCTTTTGTCTTATCCACTTATTCATAAAGTCTATATCCAACTTTTCATTTTCTTTTTGGGACTCTAATTCATGCCCAACACAAGGTGGCACTTTTTTAGTTTCTACATCCATCGTTTCAACTATTTTTATTTTGGATTGCCTTTTTTGTTCTTGTTTTGCACCAACTAACCAACCTATAAAAAAACAGGATATTAATAATACTATCATAGCTTATTTATTTTTGTGTTTCAATTCTGTTATTTGTTTTTCTACTTTTGCAAATCTTTCTTTCAATCGTTCTAGTCTAATACTTCTACCCCACTTACCTAACCAATTCACTCCTTGATATTTTTCCCAATAAAGTATTTGTTCTTGTAATTCTTTTTTTCGTTTGTAGAGTGCCATAACTTTTTCCGATTTCATTTTTTACTTCTTTTGTAATGTGAAATAATAATTCCACTTTAACCAACTGATTGCTATTCCAAATGCTGGTGTGAATTTATTTGGCCCAGCATAATATCTTTTACTGAACCACAATTTTGTTACCGGTAATAATACTACAATATCTTTATTCTTTTGTAGTTTGTTGTTGTCAATAACCCATTTTAACTTTTTCATCTTATTTTGTATTTTGTTTTGTATTTTCTATTGTTTCGTTTTGTGCTTGTACTTTTGCTTTGTACATTTGTCTAACTATACTACCCAATTGTTCGTTTGTAGTATTTTCATCTAATATAATTTCCTTACGGATGTTTAAATATTGTTTAGCCTCTTCAGCCCATTCAATAATTTGTTTTGCGTATTGTTTTTCCATAACTTTATTTATAATGTAATATACGATTTTTATTCCATTCCACCAAATAAAAAAGGGATATTCTAATTCAAGAACATCCCTTTGTATGGGTGCAAGTATTTTATTTATATCTTATTCAATAGGTAAAATTATATATTTAACAGTATCACCACACTCATTTGGTGTTTCTAATAGTTCATTATTTTCAGATAACCATTTTTCACATTGTTCAATAGTCATTGACTCACATCCATCAACTATTGTATCTGAGCAAGATAAACAAATTTTGTATAATTGTTCCATTTTTTATTTTTTTAATTGTTCTACTATAAATATCAAATAATTTCCAATTCCTCAATTTTATTGACAAATAGATATTCCATTGTTTGATTAAACTTTAATATTTTCTCAACTCCATAATATTGTTTTAGTGTTTCTGCTCTTTCACCAGTCAATTCAACTGAAAATCTTTGTATAGGTAATTTCTTAACTATTTCATACAAATCACCACTAACTTTTGCCGTTTCTATCTTTCTTATCATTTCCAAAATATTTGAATTAATAATATACTAGCTGCCAACAATAAACAAGTTAATGTTTTCAATGTAATTGGTTCTTTAAATAATATCCAACTTAAACTTACAAATATTATAATACCAATTCCAAATCCTATCAAACGGGAAGGCCACAATTCACCATTTCCCCAATGTACTAAATTTTCTACCGATTTGATATAAAACCAAGCAGATGGAACTGCACTCAATAATATTATAATTGGATATTTTTGAAACCAACCATATTTTACACTTCCTTGTAATTGTAAAAAGGAAAATATTTGTCCTAAGATGCCATATAAGACACCTATCAATAACTTATTCATTTTATTTTATTTTAAAAGTATTCTTTCATTAAATGATTAACAATTAAATCCTGATATACTATTCTTGTAGGGTGCTGACCAAATAAATTTTCGTCAGAATTTCTATGTTCATAAACTTTTATACCATATTTGTCAATTGCAAATTCATCTATTCCACCCCAAATTATATTTTTATCTTTATTTTCATAAAACCACCAATTATTCCAATCAATCATATTATAAAATATTTTTATCATAGAATTGATTTCCCAAATTTGTTTAGAATTTAAATAATCTTGATACAAATAATGTTCATCATTTATTTTTTTTGTTTTTTTAGGTTTTTGTAAACCATTTTCTTCATACAAAGAAAATTGATTATTTATTAAACAAAATTTATATTTTATTCCTTTTGATTTTAGGTATTGTTCGGTTGTCAGTATATTTTGAAAATATTTAATACTTCTATCCATTGATTCTATATTAACTCTATCAATTGCGTTCATGCCCATTATTGGTACATTGACATCCATAGATTTAACATAGTTTTGTATTATAGAATTTAAAATTTTATTAGGTAATACTGGTTGATATCTTCTTTCTGGATTTGTAATGTAATAGTTATTAAACTTTGCATAATCATTTGGGAATATTTTTTTAACTACCAATCTATCCATAATATTATTACCAAATTCACTATTATTTATAACGACTCTATCTGGATAATCTATTGGTGGGTGCACCCAAACTTTTCCATTAACTTTTTCATTAAAAATGATTTTATCAATTTCATTTACTAAAAAATCATTTTGAATTACAACATCTTTTCTTTCGGTTTCCGAAAATTCACACAATACAAATATATCTTCAGGATTAACTTCAAATGATAATAATTTATTTACCGTTTCAATTACACTTATCATTTGAAAATTAGAACCCAATGACATTGAATGCAAATCAATAACCAATTCTAAGTTATCAAACTTTTTTTTGAAATTATCATCTATAAATGCATCTGCAAATTTGCCATAACTACAACCCGTAGTTAATAGTATTTTTGGAACCATAATTTAATAATCTTCATCTTCAAATGATAATGCATCTTGTTGTGCATCATCTTCATAGATTTCATCTTCAATCAATTCTAAACTTTCATAAACATCTTCTAAAAGAGGATGTGAAATGCCATCAGCATCAATTGATTTTAGATTTTCTTTGATTTGATTTACTAGTTTTAATATCCTTTGTTTCATTTTTTAGATTTTCAATAAGTATATACAAATCACGAATTTCTGCACATTTTTCGTATTCTTCTATACTCATAAAATAATCCATAGCTTTATCCAAAGTCAATTTTATATTTTCTCTCTTTAAAAGAAAGACAATATTATCATAATGATTTGAAACCATTATAGCCTGAACTACCTCTAAATCTTCTTTTAATAACTTTGTAGAGTATCTAACTAATTCTGAATAAATAACATAACGATTTCTATTTAACCAACTGGAAACCGACTCATTATCCAATTCAATATGTAATATAATTGGTGTGTCTTTCATCTATAATAAATATTCCAAACCTTTAGTATTCGGCCTTCTTAATTGAATATCCATTTCCGATTTTGTTGTACCTGTTTTTGTTTGGTTTTTATACCACATATACAGGTCTTCTAATGTACCCTTACCTCTACTCCTTTCCATTGCTTTATCCCACAAATCTTTACCAAATTCCTTAGTCAATTCACTTCGTAATCTATATAATATCATTTGTTCTTCTTTGTGAGCTTCCAATTCTAACTTCAAAGCTTTCAATCGTTTCATTTGAGATGCTTCTTGTGCAGCCTGTATTCTATTCTTCTCGTCCGTTCCACCATAGTTATCATATGCTTGTTGATAAACTTTGTGTTGTGTTTCTCTCATTTGTTTTGCTTCACCAAACATATAACAATAATCAAAGTCTCCGTTTCTAATTTTCAACAATAAAGGTGCATCGGCTTGTAGTGGTTTATTTACTCTACCCTTTGTCCACCATCTGAATTTGTTGTAGCTCATATTCTCTTACTTTACTTTCTAAATATTCCATTGCATCACTATCACCAGACCAACTATCATATTTAATAAATCGTTTATATAATTTTTCCAAACCAAATTCATTATAGTATTTAGTCAATTCATTTAAGTTCGGTATATAACAATTATTAAATCCCATTATTTTTTAGATTGTCTTTTTTGTTTTGCATTCATTTTCTTCACTTCACTTTTATATCTTTCGTTTGCAGCTTTTAAGTTTTCGTTTGCTTTCCACTCATCACCATCAAACAAAGGTTCTATATCTTCATCATCTTCAGGTTCATCACCCCATTCAAAAGTTGGATGTATTCTTTTACCATAATCATCAAACTCATCTTCATCTTCTTTGGATACTCTATATCTTTCTTCGTCTTGGTCTAATGTTGCATTATAATCATAATGTAATCCTTCGTTTCCGTTTTGTCCTATGATATCCATTCTTTCTTCATCCCAATCCGGTTCAGTATGATATGCACCAGTTTCATCTATATCATATTTACCAAAAAATTCATCTTCTAATTTCTCACGATCTTCGTATTGATGTCTTAAAACAATATCGTTATCCATATCAAACTTCCAAGCTTCTAACTTTTCTTTTAAGTCCTCTGCATCGGTTTCGTTATATTCATTTGCTCTATCTATTACCCATCTCTTAAATGAATCTTGATGATATCCCATACCAATAATTAAGGTTTGAAATGCATCCATAACTTCATCTATATCCAAATCACTATGGTCAATCTCTACTGATATCTTTGTACCATAATTTTCTGCTGTGAATTTTGTTGGTTTATCAAACCCTTGTCTAAAATTTTCGTAATTCATTATTTGTTTTTTATTTTGTTTATCAAAATTTCTTTACCCATTTTGTCGTGTTCATCTGCAATTTCTTTCACTTTGTTGTAATCCAACTTTTCAAACATATCATCCGTTCCACTATTTTGTTTAGATATTGCTTGCCCTATATGTGCAAATCTTTTTGTTTGATAACTACTCAAAGGTGCAATATGTTTTTTTAAGTGTGCTGCTTTTGCATCTAAATATTCAAACAATTCAGCATCACTCATTTGTTTCAATTCTTCATCCGTTTTATTAAATTTCATCTTCATCATCTAATTTATCAAAATCAAAATCTTTGTTTGCAGAATATAGTATCTCACCATTTTCATCTACACTCATATTCAATGCACCTTTGTCTACTAAACTTTCAATTGTATTTGCAATTTCATTATTAGAAACACTTTGACATACATCTAAAAATTCTTCATCAGTCAAAAACATTTCTTCTTCTTGTTCCCATTTTCTTTGCATCCTAATTTGTAATGCTCTTTTTAAGGGTTGTGCATCAATAAACGGGTTCTCAATAAAGAAATCGTTTTCTTCTAAAGTATCAATGATTTGATTTGATACTTCAATAATTTCACTAAGTATGTCCATTTTGTTTTTTTATTTGTTCAAAATTTTGTTCTTCTTCCTCTTTTGTTGGGATATATTGTTCTTCGTTATTCAATACTGAAACACTTTCCCAATATTCCTCATTCAGTTTTTCTTGCAAAAGATATTGTTCATAAAGATAGTCCTCATCACCACCAATAGAACCAGTCACTGTTTGTTTCATAAATTCTCTGTTTGATTTACTCATAATTATCATTTTTACATTATCAAATATAAGGAAATTATTTGTTATTTCAAAATTATTTTTTGAACAACTACAACCGAGTCAGTTATCCATGCAGACTCAAACATTCCATTCTTTTTTGTTGCAATTGTCACTTTGTATTTACCAACAACATTCAAAGTATCACCTCTCATTTCCCAAACCGGAGCAATCATTGTATTTATTTCTCCAGTTTCTAAATCACAAATAGATGTTTTATTTATTGTTGGTATAATATAGTCTTGTTGTGCAATCATAGATGGTAATTGTGAGGATGTCCATTGACCCGTATATTGGTTTAGATAACTAATATTAATGGTTCCAATAACATCTCCTTTTTTCAAAGTCCAAAATAAATTACTATTCCAATTAACCATAGATTGTTCCGGATTAGGAACTTTGCCATCAATTGTTATTTTACCAGATAACCTATGAAAATTTTGACTATACTTATCATACAATACAAAATAAGGATACCCATTTTCATCAATAGGTAATCCAGTATCTATTGTCAGTGCTAATTTTGGTTTAAGAATTGGTGTTTCAACTTCTTTACTACAACTTGTTAATATTAATAATCCAATCAATAACCTTTTCATTTTATTTTGTTTTAGCTTCTCTAATATGTTTACATTCCTTTCCACCAGAATATGCGTAAGATGGACAATCACATTCCCAATTACCATTATCTTCTTTTACAATATACTGAACATTCGGGTCTTTTGAGGATGATATTCTAAATATTTGTGTTTTAGTTAATCCTTGTTCTTGTAGTTTTCTCTTAATCAAAGTATTGACTTCATCCGATACAAACATTGTATTCTTTCTAAATTCTTCAAAAAACCATCTATCATCACATAAAGCATCCAATACTTTTAAGGATATATCTTCACCCTCATCAGTTGCAACTAAATATAAATTTTTATCCTGTTCTTTTACAAATTTACCAGGGTCAGCATAATCACCTGCAATAACAATATTATCACCTGCCCAACTTCCTACAATTGAACTATTACTATTTAAATCACCACCACCTCTACCATTTCCGTCTGCAAGTAATATAGCCAATCCTGCTAATACTCCATTAGCACTCATACTAAATTCCATTAACTTTGCACCATCACCAAATGTATGTGGAGTGATGTATTGTTTTTTCTTTATGTTTACTATTTTATAATATTGTCCCATAATTATTTCTTTTTACGTTTGTCATATCCAACTGGATAATAATATGTTTCTTCTAATTTGATATTGTGAACTTTGAAACCGGTCACTTCGTCTTTGATTTCAATTGCTTTATCTGGGTTTGTTCCCCATATTAAACCATCTAATACTATACGACCATCATCCAACTTTCTAAATTCATTCATTTGTGTTAATTGTTTTGCCATGTTATTTTTTTTTTATTATTAAAATGCTTTTATTACTCCCATTGCTATACCCAATGATAATTCATATCTATTATAGAATTTCACCTTATCTTTCACTTCGTTGAAACTCATTTTACAATCGGTACTTTCACCCTCATCATCCGTTCCCATAATTAAACCATTACCTGCAAACGGCTGATGTGCTCCTTCCAATGTAAAAAATTCATCAGTTCCATTTATCAATCCTTCATCATCTACATACATTACATCGGAATTATCCATATACATACCAGCTGTAAATAATTCACATCCTAATTGTGTATAGATTTCGTTGTAGTCTTTACCCATTTCTACTTCTTTAACTTCTTTTGTCTTTGCGTTAATTAATATTGCTTTCATTTTATTATATTTTGTATATTTTTACTTTCCTTAATTTTGTTTGTTTGTCTTTATGTCCGATTAGAATATCAATTCGTTTTCTATATCGTTTGTTCATCAAATCATGAACTCTATAAGTGCCATCATATTTACCTGCACCTACTATTTTAACTTTTGTTCCCCATCCCCATTTTCGTTTCAAGTCTCTACTGACTGCAATTATTTTATGTTTCTTCGGATTAGTAATTTTGAAACCACTAGCAGTAATCATTGGTGTCGAGTCGGTTTCACTTTCATTTGCTTTGTATGTAGTTAGTGTGACAATTTCTGGTTTGATATTCTCCAGCATTTTGTTTATCCTAACTTCTTCTTTCTTCATTTCATATGGCAACATTAACATTACCATTGATAAAACTAAATTTAAATTCATAACCTTTGTAGTTTTAATGCTTCTTCAAATGTATGTCTTGCGTTATCAACGTCACTAAACCAATCTGCAGATATTTGATGTGATGCTTGTATATTTGGATAATTTAAGTTGTAGTAAGTTTCCTTATCAATATTATTCCAATGTCCGTTTCTATTTATTTCAACCCATACACCACCGGCAGGTATTTTATCTTGTAAATCCTTAAACCAAAAACTTATCATTGTTGTAGTTTCTCTATGATTAGAACATAAAAATCTACCATCAACAAATGTATCACCTAATATTTTGTCTTTATTTTTTATAACTAACATAACTTATTAATTTTGAAAATAACCACCTTTAATTCCAGCATCAATCACATTTATAATGTGTTCTACAAATGCATCTTTTGTTTTTGTCCATTCTTTTGACATATGGTTGTCTTGAAATATCCAATCACCAGTATCACCCTGACCCAATACACATTTTTTCATACTATAACAATCATGTTCCCATTTGAATTGAAATAGGACTACATAATCACCCAACAAACCACCATTACAAAATGTCCATACCCAACTATATTCTTTTCTATTGTTCATAGTATCTAAGTCAGTATAAAAATTATTACTGAATAACTGAAAATGTGTATTGTCTATTGTATCAAAGTTTACAGGTCGTTTCATTATAATTTTCTTTTATGTCTTTCTAAAAATTTGTCCTCTACCAATTGTGCTGCTTTATGATATCCTTTATCTTTTAATAGAATGATTGCAAACATATCAGCTGCAACCTCATCATCTTCATTTCTATCTTTTGTGTGTTTCAACATTATGTGTGCTAACTCATGTGCTTCTACCCACTTCAATTCATCTTTAGTCAGTTTCACTTCACCATCAATGAATACACAACCAGAGGATGTTTCACAAAAACCAAAACCACATATATCAAATAGTGGTTTAATAACATCATATCTATAATCATCTTTAGTTAATATTGCAACTGCAACATCACTTTTAAATTCACTGAAATATGTTTTACTCATAGTTGTATATTATGTGTACTGGTTCTTTAATTTTTACTCCACCACCATTTCGTTTACCCCAACCTTGGTCCGGGTCATCTTCACTTTGTTCGGTTGGTATCTTACCGGTGAAATACTTTTCTAAGATAACTGCAATACCATCACCTTTGTTTGTGTTAAACATCAAATCACATACTTCATGCCAATCCATTTTCCATTCAAAATAGTCTTCTAATCCTTTTTTGAATACTCTACCATAAGAGTCATAATGACCTCTCATTTCTTCTATAACCTTACCATCTTTCAATAGGTACATTCTTACCGCATCTCCATCAAAAGAGGATGATGCAACTGGTAATCCACTTTCTTTACATACAAAACTAAAACATCCCATAACTTTATTTTTTTAATTGTTTATCTATTCTTTGTTGGTGTTCTAATACCAATTATTTGATTTGTGTTTGGTTTAACTAAATCTTTGTTAGTTAAAGTTTTTTTACAATCATTACATTCAACTTTCATTTTATCCAATTCGTTATCCCAAACATATTCTTTTGTTAAACCACCACATTTACATTGGTAAGTTCTTTGTTTAAATTGATTTCCCATTTTTTATTTCTTTAATGTGCTTACAATCACGACCTCTACCGAAACCATGTGCTGGACAACTGCATGTCCAAATACCTTCATCATTTACTACCTTATATGAATTACCTTTACTACCTTTAACTTTGTACTCTTTTTTCACTTTGGATTTTTCTTCTAAAGGTTTGGTAAATCCATATTCAATTTTTTGCCATAACTTTTCCAATTCTTTCCAAGAATAAAACCTATCCACTTCTATCCATTGACTACCTTTACCGGTACATACAATCCATTTCTTTCCAGTCACCGGACTTTCAAAACAAAATGGAGGAAAATGTGATACTATTTTCATATTATGCTGGTTTTTTACTTTTATATTCTCTACTATCATCATCCAATAATTCTACTAATTGTTTCCACCAAAAAAACATTGCACCACCTAATGTCATTATTAAAATTGTAACCATTATTGATTGTGCTATATGTTCCGATATAACCATCATTAGTATCATAAATCCCAATACACCACCTATAATTCCAAATAGGATTAGTGCTGCTTTAATTTTATTATTCATACTATATTAATTTAGGTTGCCAATAATCGGTTAATAGTTTCAGTTTACCCATAAAGGCAATTTGATTTTGTATATCTTCCAATTTTATCCAATAAGGTTGTGTGACTGAACTTACACCCGTTGTAGTATCAAATTCTCCAATTTCATAATATCCATTTGATTCGGGTTCTCTTTTTAAGACAACAAGTTTTCTTAGATGTCCTCTCCAACAACTGATACTATATTCATATCTATCTTCTTTTATTCCCTCTATAAAATTCTTATCATCCCATTTTTTATTTTCCAAAGACTCAAAATTTTTAATTGTCAATTTCATAATTTAATCTTTTATATTACCACCAACTTGTATAATAAACGGTATTACCATTTTTGATTTCTTCTCTTGCTTTCCTAACAAACTCCAAATCATCTTCATCACTATCGGGAT